CGGCGGCGATCACAACGTTTGAGAAGCCGTACGGTGCTTAAAAACATCATACGTTCCTTCAGAGATCGGCTTTGCTCGGTTTTGGTTCGTGTTGCTGGTCGCCTCTTCGCGAAAGCGTTGAAGCTCCAGGGCACGTCCCGTCCGAACAAGCGAGAAGAGGCTGGCCAGGGGTCGATTGATTTCGACTGATGGTCATTCTTCCGATCTCGTAAACGTTCTCACTTCGGAGGTTTTATGTCTTCTAAGAAGCATAATACTGAGAAGCTTAAGCTTCTCAGGTCTCACCGTGTTCCTGAGGCAATTCCTTCCTCAGTTGTCTCGTCGTATTTAGAAGCTCTGGACTGCCCTCGTTCATTGACTGCTGCTCTACTCTTCAAGTATGGAGAGCATGAACAGTTAGCCAAGCTCGAGTGCAATCCGCTCGATTACAGTAATGTTTTCGAGTTCAGAGATGCCTACGCTGCTACCAAGTTTTTGTCGAAGTATAAGGATCTTTCCTTAAACTACGATTTAGACAAGGTCGCATTAGAGAAATTCTCAAAATTTGAGACTCTCTGTGGGCAGACAAATCGTCGATTTAGGGCTCTAGAGCATGATCCTTTTTATAGGGGTCATGTCGTTCAACTGCATACCGCAGTTGTTCGTAAAATTTCTAGAATCCTAGGCGACTTTCGAACTTCTGAGTTCTTCGAGAGAGCCGATTGGGGTCCTGGTGCCACTACGCTTATCAAAGCGCGAGACGCCAGCGCTACCAACAAATTCCAGTGCGAAACTGGGATAACACGTGATCTGTACGACCTTGTTCCATATGAACTCTGGGAGGAAGTTTATCCTCTTTGGAGCTCACATTTGCCTGGTATTGGTTTTCCAACTTTCCAGGTAGGGAATAAGGTTATCACTGTGCCTAAGGATGCGACTACAAATCGTGTCATCGCGGTGGAGCCAGGGTTAAATCTCTGGTTCCAAAAAGCCGTTGGTGACATGATAGGAAATCGCCTTCGAAGGTGTGGGATCGACCTCCGCTTTCAGTCGAGGAACCAAGAACTCGCACGCATCGGGTCTATTGACCAGGTGAATGCGACAATTGACTTCTCTTCCGCTAGCGATTCTATCGCGTTCGGCGTCATTGAAGAAATCTTTGCGAAGGCCCCACAAGGGCCAGACTCAGATCTCCATCGATGGTTTACCGTACTCGACAGTTGTCGAAGCCACTTCGGTATCCAAGGGGGCGAACTTCTGAGATGGAACAAG